ACGACACGCTGATCAAAATCATCGACATCGAGCACGATTCGGCTGCGATGGCGGTGAACTTCGTGGGTACAGCGCCCGAGCGCTATATCCAAGGTAAACGTTACGCGATTCCCTTCTACAAGATCGAATCCGAAAAATTCGTGAAGTCCGAAGGCGAACTGCTGGCCTACGATTACCCCATCACAAAAGTGATCGAAGAAAACTCGATCAAAGACATCCAGAAGGTCGAGGACTTCAAGTTCCTGGAGCACGCGGAATCCGCGATCTCCATCACTGGAAAGCGCCTCGTGTCCCCTGCCACTCAGGTGGATCGTAAAGAGATGAACAGTCTCTTTAAGATGATCGACTTCGATCAGTTGACCGTTGGCTGCGCGCTGATGAACACCGTCGACTACGATGATTATATGATCCAGCCCGCGACCGAAATCGGCTCGCCGCTGGCCTCGGAAATCACCGTGGACGGCTACAAGTACGAGTCGATCCTGAAGCGTCGCCTTGTTGTAACAAACAAGCACGACCTTCTCCTTCCAGGTGAAGTGTGGGCCTTTACCGAGCCCGCCTACCTCGGAAACTTCTTCATTCTGAACGACGTCAAGTTCTGGATCAAGAAAGAGGCCGATCTCGTCGTCTGGAAGACCTGGGAGTATATCGCCCAAGGCTTTGGTAACATCAAGTCGATTGCAAAAATCGAGATGGATGTTCCGAATCCGATCCCGGTTGGCGGGACGATCTAAGATCGTAAGTTTCCAAAGACTGCCAGGTGGAAACGCCTGGCAGTTTTAACATTAGCGAGGAATGCACCATGCGGCAAAAGTATCAAGTAAGAAACATCACCCGGAAACCTAAGCCCCTCCAGGGACCCGACACAAGAACCGTTATCGAAAAGCGCGGTCACTACGTATCCTACCGCAACGCGCAGGATAAGGTGATCATGCTAAGACCAGACGAAGTGAAGATCATCAACGAGCCCACAGAGGATATCCTGACGCTCGTGTCTCAAGGTTACCTCTCGTGCGCACCGATGCGCGACATCACCGACGCTCTTCATAATCACAAGGCCCAGCCGCGGAAAAAGAAAGGCGATCACGAAGCCGAAGTCGCGGCTGAGATCGAAACAGCAGCTGCCATGGGACAAAGAGCCCGGCAAGCTCGCGCCTCAATGATGGGCGAGACCAAAAATGAGAAGGGTGTGACCGAACTTGAGGGGGCAGTAAACCCCGACGGCGCGAACAACTTCACCGTAACGGCCAATCGCAACTCGATCCCTAAACGTCAACGCCAACGCTAAGAGGCGACCATGCCTGCAGGCACCAAGCAGTCGCTGACAGAGACCGAGCGCATGGAAAAGGCGGTCAAGTACCTGCGTCTTTTCATGATGGATACGCCCGAGCTGAACCGTTTGATTCTGAAGTACGAGTCAAACGACGAGATGCTCAGGTTTGCGATCGAGATGGCAATCTCTGACTGGAACGCGACATCTCCACTTATTGGCAGCAAGACCATCGGAAACTATCCGAGTCTTTATTTGCTCATGCACGGTGCTGCGATTCAGCTTCTGAAATCTCAGGGGCTTCGGCAGGCACGAAATGAGCTTAACTATTCGGCGGGTGGCTCCAGCTTCGTTCGATCCAACAAGTCGAACTACTACATGAGCTGGATGGTAAACTTCGCCAACGAGTATGAAACCAAAAAGCGGAATATCAAGATCCAGCAGAACATCGAGCGCGGCTGGGGTGGCGTTAACTCTGAATACGATTGGATTGGCTATGCCTGGTAAGTTCTTTGCAGGGTTTGAAAAGAAAGCGGCTGAAGAGAAAAAGAAAAGCCTCGTTGGCAAAGGCGCTCTGATTGGTGGGGCCGCGGGAGCCTTGCCTGGAGCGCTCCTTGCCCTCGCTGGGCGTGGTCAGGGAATGGCCGGCGTTGGTGCCAGATATGGGCTAGGAGCTGGCTTGACGGGCGCTGGGCTCGGTGCGCTTGCCGGCGCAGCGGCCAACAAGGTGGACAGCGGGGCCGGAAAGGGCGCTTTAATGGGCGGCGCTCTGGGTGCCACCCATCCTCTCTTCCATATGCTCCTTTCAGGCACGGGGGATTCAACCCTTAATAGATACCTTCTCGAACAAATGGCTAGAGAAGCGCTGGTCACGGGAGCGGTAGGGGGCGCGGCCGGGGCCATGTCGGACGGAGCCGCATCCAGCCGTGAGAAAAAGAAAAAGCAGGACTGAGATATGGGCGAGCATTTTTGGATCGGTTTTGAAAAAAGGGCCTACTCCGATATCTCAGAGATCATGGAGCAGGCCAAGGACGATGAGCGGGTCAACCAGCCGCCTCCAATGCTCGCGCGCACCATCTCAAAAGCCGGGCCTGTGCTCGCCGACCTCACAGAGGAAAGCGACCGGGCCAAATTCCGAACCTTTAGAGGCTAAGCATGTACGGAATGGATAAAGAAGATTTTCTGAATGCGTTCGTCGAGTCCACCCACGAGATGGTGAACATCGCACGCAAAAAAAATAACGACTATACGGCGAGTGACGACCCGTTTGACAACTTCAACGCGGTCGAAGTTCTTGGCGTCTGTAAGGCTGAAACAGGCATTCTTGTTCGGATGACCGACAAGTATAAGCGCCTTATTTCTCTTTTGAATGGTAAAGAGCAGCTGGTTCTTGACGAGTCGATTGACGACACGCTTCTCGATCTTGCCAACTACGCCGTGATCCTTCGCCTTTTGCGGCGCAACAAACAAATGCTGCTTCAGCCGCCGCCTCTTGAGAGAAAGTTTATAGAGCAGCAAAATACGTCCGCCTCCTGATAGGGAGCCCGCATGCCAGCCATTTTAAAGCGCATCCACTTCGAGGAAATCACTGTCACGATTCTTGGAGTCGAGTACATATCGAGGGTGCGCGTGGGCTGGAAGCTGGCCAAATCCGCTCAGAACCTGAGCCGCCTCCGCTTCTTCATTGACAGGGCGGAGAGCCCTTCGGAGTGGAAGCAGCTCAACGCCTTCCCTCTAACGACAGCGGACCTGCCTGAGTACGTCGATCACACCCCTAACCTCAAAGACCTCACTAAAACGTTTTACTATCGTGTGCGGGCGGTGGAGTACGAAGGCGATACGCCCGTGCAGACGTTTTATTCAAAGGAAACGACCTGGGATGGGGATCTAGATCTTGTTGGCCTTTACGTGGTCGACGAGCACCTTTTCGCCATGCGCTACGTCTTCGGCGTGCCAGCGATGGTCTTTAAAAAGCGGCACGAGGGCGCCTATTGCCCTGAGTGCTGGGACAAGGTCTTAAAGCGGGTGACGAAAAGTCAGTGCCTGACCTGCTATGGAACGGGCAAGGTCGGGGGCTTCTACCCGCCCATAGACGTCTGGATGAGCTTTGAACCCGATCCGAAGGTGGGTCAGGTCACAGAATGGGGGCTGCGCCAGCCGACGCAGACGGATATCATGTTCACGAATTACCCTCTTTTGAATGTCGACGACATCATCCTTGAACTGAAGCCGCACCGCTTTTGGAAGGTGTCCAACCAAAGAGGGCCAGAGAAAAACCGCACAGTCATGCTGCAGTTCGCCCGGCTCGATGCCATCAACCCTTCCGACGTTGAGCAGCGTCTTGAGGTCCCGCTCGAGCGAAAGCTTGCGCTGCTTGCCGCTGCTGAAAAACGGGAAAAGGAAAGGGAGTTCTGATGCAAAGCTTCGACCGAGGTTTCGAGAAAAGAGCGAAGGCCCGCCGTGATACGGGAAAAAATATACTGAGAGGGCTTTCCACCTTTGGCGGCATCCTTGGAGGTGCCATGGCTGGTCAAGGCGCAGGCCTCGCCCTCAAGGGAACGACTCAATCAAGCTTTCGTGAGCCCGGAAAAGACACGGTGAAGGATAAGGCGCTCGACTACGCTCCTCTTGCAGGCGCCGTACTGGGCGGTGTTCTTGGCGGAAAGCGGGCTGCTTCCAGCTGGAAAGCCAAACCAGCCAGGAAAAAACTGGCGTTCGACAAGGGCTTTGGTGAGCGGGTGCGCGGGCAGGAAAAAACCGCCATCTCTTCAGGCGTCGTTCTTATGAAAAGCCTCTGGGAAAATGCTTTCCGAAGAGTAGGGGAGACACTCGGCGCGCAGTCAGGGGCCACTCTCGGCAAGGTCGTCGCCAGCGGACGTGAGGATAGAATTCTCCGACGCACGCTCGAAGAAGCAAAAAAGCGCGAAAGCTTTGAGAGTGAAGATGCGGGAAGCCTTCAGACAATGGCGGGCATGACGGGCGTTTCAAATCGCGCGGCCGAGGTCGCAGCGGGGGCTGGGCTGGCGCTTGGAGCTGTGCCGCTTCTGAGGCTCGCCAAACCCTATGGCGACCCCAAGGCGAATTGGGCTGCGCAGGTTGCCAACCGCATTCAAAGGCGCGTGCAGGGCTCATCCTTTAAGCCAAGCCTTGGAAACCTCGCTCTGGCTCTTGGAGCAGGAAGCCTGGCGACCGGTTTTCTTTCCGCCGCTCTTTCGCCGGTAGCAGCTGAGGCGGCAGGCTCGCTCACGGCGCGGCTACGCGACAAGGATATCGTCAAGGGCGTCGAGCGCTACTATTCACAGAAAGCGCAGCAAGGCGCTGAGCGGGGTTTTGATCAGGCGAAGACCGCCGCCAGTCTTATCGGGGTGATGCCGGGCATATCCTCAGGCCTTCGCACGATGAAATCTTTCGGAAAGATAAGAACGGCAAAACCCGTCTCAGGTCAATCCATTGGACCACGATCCAAAACAAATGTAACGCCCTCGCCCGTCAAGGCTCCGAACACGGGACAGCCGGGCGCGGCGACCTCCCGCGTGACGAGCACCGGGGTTCCAAAACCCATGAGCTACGGCAGCCGCCTTATGGGTAGCTGGATGTAGGGAGGCCCCATGAAAAAGAGCCAGCTCCCTGGAGTCACCGTCCGCAAGTCGATCCGCGACGCGCTCGCCGCGGTCAAGACCGAGATGGAACGAATGCATTTTGATGTCGTAAACCGGGAGAAAGCCAAGGCTTTGGCCGTCAAGAAAGCTGGCCCTAAAACTCCCGGCTAAACCGTGGAGGAATCCAGCCGATGGTCTCACTGAACAAGGGCAACCCGACCGCCGAGGGGGCGGACACGAATTTTGGAATTCGACGGCAGTCCATAGCCGACGGGCAATTTATCCCGAATCCGGCTATTTTTTTAAAGCGAACTGCATTAGAATTCCTCCAGGTGATCTTCTCTGAAAGAGCACCAGAGTCGTTTCATTACGACGAGGATGACGAGAAAAGCCGCATCATCATAGCTGACGTCCACGCAGTTGATCTTCAGACTGTAGGCAGCCGTCCAGCGATCGTGGCCGTGCGAGGACCGTTAACCTGGACAGGAACAGGTCTCGGGGGCAGCTCCCTCGAAAAACGCGAAATCAGCACGGGCAAGTACACGTTCAACGATATCCTCACCGGGTCAGTGGCCATCTCCTGCATAGCGCGCGAAGGCATCGAAGCCGAACAGATTGGAGACCTTGTCTTCAACTCGTTTAAGTGGTTTCAGCCCATCCTGCGTCAATATGGATTTTTATCCATCAAAAGCCTTAACATCGGTGCGGAAACTCTGATCGAGTCGGAAGGAGCGGACGACAAGACCTATCTTGTGCCCATCTACCTCACGGCTCAAATCCAGGAACGTTGGACCCTCGACACAGTGGCTGAAAGAAAGCTGCAGAAGATCGTCACGCGGTTCATCACAAAAATGGAGTAAGGAGGTTTCTCATGGCTTACCGCCGCCCCGGAGTCACAGTCATTCAAGAGTTTCAGGCTGCCGCCCCGGCACTGGCTGCGTTCTCGCTGCCGTGCTGCGTTATCGGCCCTGCCTATCAGATCGTAAATAACGATCTGCTTGGTTCTTACAGCGGAAGTGAGTTCACTTACCCCTATGC